GCCGCCGTTGGCGAGCACGACCGTGTACGGTCCGCCTGCCGAACCGGTGACGGTCGCGTTGCCGGGACCGACCGTGGCGAGAGCTTCGAGCGCCGCCTTCATAGCCGCAGTCGTCGCGTTGAAGACGATGCCCACGACAGTCTGGTTGTCCACGCGCAGCGGGAAGGTGCCTGCGTGGTGCCCGCCGGAACGGTGACGGTCCAGGTGGTCGGATCGTCGGCGTTCTCGTTCGCCGTGCCGAGCAGGTGATTGTCGCTGTCGGCGAAGATGTCCGCGGTGACCGGGAAGGTGCGGACACCGGACTCGGACTTCGTCCACGCGCCCGTGGTGAGCAACGCGGGGCGAGTGGTCCACTCGACCTCTTCAACGTCTTCCTCGCGGGTGACGATCAGCAGATGCCGGTAGACGCCCTTGGGTACGGAGATGAAGCCCGCGTCCTTGCCGTAGGCGATGCCGGCGCTGACCGCGTTGCGTTCGAGGGCGTTAAAGCTCAGTTCGAGCGTGCCCTTGCTGGTCTTGCCCTTGAAGCGAGGCTTTCCCCAGCCGTCGAAGAATGTCTTCTCGACGCCGGGCGTGTAGGTGACGCCTTCGGTGCCGAGCAGTCCGAAGTCGAGCCACATCGCGCCGGGGGCCTGGCCGGGTGCGGGGACGGCATCGGTGAGGGTGCCGGTGTAGTTCGGGTCAAGGACGTAGATCTCGCCCTCGTCGAAGACGGAGGCGTTGTCGGGATTGATTACGGACATGGCAAATGACCCTTTCAAGGGCGCAGTACCTCGATGAGAGGCGGTTAGATGGGGGTGGTGCGGATGCGAACCGGGACGGTGAATCCGGCGATGCGGCCGCCGTTGTCCGGGTCGATGTCGTCGAGGATCGACGAACCGGCCATCACGTTGGTGATGCCTGGAATCCGATGCGCGAGGAGCAGTCCCTGACACAGGGCTGCGAGTTCGCGGGAGCGGGTGCGGCCGTTGGACCACACGGTGACGCCGATCTGCGGCACGGTGAAGATCGGCCACTCCATCGGGCCGCCGTCATCTCGTACGACGACGAACGGCGCGGCGGCAACACCGTCGACCTCCGGAACCCACTTCGAATCGAGTGAGAGCGCCACCCGCACACCAGGCTCGCGAGTGGAGAGGATTCCGGCGAGGAATTCCTTGACCGGCTTGACTGCGTCGGATGCCTTGCGCGCCGGTTTCATCGGCCCCTCACTGTCAGCCCGACCATTCCGGCAGCCTTGGTGAGCGTGCCGTATTTGAGTTGTCGGGCAACACCGCTGATCTCCTTGATCGCGACTGAGGAGACGGGGCGGTCGGTGGTGTACGGGTCCGCTTCGATCAGGATGCCGTCACCGGCCACCTGCCTGGCTGCAGCCGCGATCTCGACGGCAGCAGCGTCGGTGAGTGCTCGCACCTCAGGAGAGTTGAGGATCTCGTTGATGCCGTCGTGATCGATCTGAAAATCGATGCCGGACATCGTCACCCCCTTCCGAGATAGGCGAGCACTTCCATGCCGCGCCGTCCCGTCCCGTAGGCCGAGCGCCAGTCGAGGATTCGCACCTTGCAGACGAGCCCGCGGACCTCGAGCTCGTCGTCATCGGTCAGGTCCGGCGCCGGCAGGAAGTAGACGGTGTGTTCGATCGTCTCGCCTTGACGCTCTTGCGACTGGTTGCGTTTCGAGGCGCCGGGTGCAACAGCTTTGGCGCGCAACGGAACCTTGGTCACCGCCGAGGGGATCGGATCGTTGTTGTCGTCCAGCCCACCGGGTGTGCGGCGGATACGGATCACCGTTTCGCTCATGCTTGCCGCTCCAACCTGTAGCGGTCGAGCACGCGCAGTTCGTGATCGAAGAGCGCTGTCGAGCCTTCGGAGGCGGAGAAGCTGAACGGCCGATCGTTTCCGCTTGGCCGCCGAGTTCCGAATTGACCGCTCGCGCTGCCGCTTCGAGAACGACGCCGAGCAGATCCGCCGGCGCGTCGAAACCGTGATGCATGCGTACCTGGATCGAGCGCCACCGGTTCGGCCACCGCCCTCGCAGCGCACCCATGTGCGACCATTCGACATCGCCGACCACCTCGCCGTGCACGCGGACCTCGTCGAGTGAGACCAGACGCAGGGTGGGCAGCATCAGCACGGTGCCGCCGTTGCCGTCGAGGGTGACTGTTTCCTCGAGGACCGGTGCGACGTGCCAGCCGCAGTAGGAGCGGATCGCGGCGGAGGCGACGTTGAGTCGCCACTCTTCGAGTCCGGTCCCGGCCATCAGGGCAGTGAACTGTTCGGGGCTGATCAGCGGATCCATGTCAGACCGCCTTGGTGCGGGAGCGGGTGCGCGCCTTGTTGGCCGGCGCGGGTGCCGCTTTGGTCTTCGGCGTCAGACCACGAGCTTTCGCGTCTTCTGCGGTGAGTTGCAGTGTGGTGGTTCGGCCGTTGACGTCCACTTCGTAGATGTCGAGTTCCATCTCGTCCTCCTTCCCGGTCGGCCCGCCACCCCGGCCGGTGGTCAGACCGGCCAGGGTGTGCGAGTTAAGCGTGGGTCGCGACCTTCACGAACGCGGACGGGCGGGTGACGGCGAAGGCCACGCGCTCCTCGGCGAGGATGGCGATCATGTTGCGGATAAAGAAGTCCGCGTGCGAGTCGGTGACCGTGACCGTGGTCTGCTCGCGGTCCCACAGGACTGCCTTGCTGTAGTCGCGAGGGTCGCGGTACCGGAAGGCTGCGACTCGGATTCGACGACCGGGACACCCCACAGGGTGCGGTTGCCGAAGGCGAACGGGCCGCCGTAGTAGTAGCGGTTCTCGCCGTCCTTGGCGAGGTCGATCAGCTCGGCGTCCTCCGGGGACACGACGATCGCGGTGGGAGCGACGCGGCCGATGGTGCGGACCTTGGTGATCGCCTTGCGGACCGAGGTGAACAGGTCGTCGACGAACGCCTGGGTCTGGATGCCCGAGGTGGCGTTGATGCCGGTGAGGTCTTCGCCGGCGCCGGTGCCGTTGAGGATCTGCTGCTCTTCCTTCTCCGTGATGTCGGCGCGGAGTTCGTCGTTGATCAACCCTTCGAGGGCTGCGACGTCGGCGAGTGCGCGCTTGGTGGCGGGCACCCACTCGGCGATGGTCTTGACGACCGCGGTCTTGCGCTCGAATGCCCAACTGCCCTCGGGCTTGTAGCCGCCTCCGGCATTGGGGATCAGGGCGCCGCCACCGGATGCCGGTGCGGTCGGTGCCGCCGAGGACGTTGCCTCGGGGACGACTGCCGCGGCGTTGGTGTGCGCGGTCTGCGCCACGTACTCGACGGTGTCGGAGCCGGTGCGGCGAACGCTGACCAGGTTGCGGATGGTCAGTTCCTTGCGGCCGAGCATCTCGACGATGCCGGTCTGCTCGGGCGTGACGAACGCGCCGCCCGAGGTGGGCGAGCTGCCGACGAACAGGCCCTTGATGCCGATCGGGTCGGTCTGGAAGCGCGAACGCTCGGGGACCTGGCCGGCGCCTTGTACGGCGCCATCGCGGACTTGAACTGCGCGGAGCCCACGACCTGCAAGCCGAGGGACTGAGCCTTCGCCTTGGTGGTGTCGTCGGAGGTGGGTTCCTCGACGGGCTCGGCGCCGACCTGCTTGGCGAGCGTCTCTGCCGCCGAGATGACCTCGACGTCGTGACGGGCGGCCTCGAGGTTCTTGACGAGTTCCTCGGCCTGGGTCTTGTACTTGTCGAACTCGGCCTGCTCGTCTTCGGTGAGGTCGCGAGCTTCCTCGTCGGCCTTGGTGGCGATGAGCTTCATGCTCTTGACGGCCGCTTCGGCCTCGCCCTTGAGCCGGGCAATACGAATGCTGGATGCCATGATGGCGTACCCCTTTCAAGGGCTAGTGAAGTGAAAGCTCCGCGCTGAGAGCGTCTGCCGCAGCGAGGTTTCGGCGATGGACCGCCGGGGACTTCTCCGACGATTCGGCCGGGGGGAGCGTGTCGAGCACTTGCCCGATCGCCTCATAGGCGCCGCGCAGTGAGGACTCGTTCTTGGACGAGAGAGCGCGGCCGGCCTTGACCATGAGGACGTCGGTTTCCTGGTTGGCGCCGAGCGGCACCACCGAGACTTCGTGCAGCTTGAGGGCCTTCAGTTCGAAGACCTCGTCCTCGCCCTCACCGTCCACCTTCGGGCGCTGAGATCTCGCACCGTCGAGGACGTCGAATGCGAAGGACATCTGCGAGATCCGTCGCTCCTTGAGGAGCTTGTACGTGTACGGACCTTTCGGGGAGTCGAGGTCGATCTGCGCTTTGACGAGCAGTCCGACGTCGTCCTCCTCCGCTGAGAGCAGGTGTCCGATGTTGAAGTCGGGATCACCCATGTTGTGCCCGAACAGAAGTGGGATCGGGTCACCCTTCTCGGCCCACCGTTCGAGGTCCGCCTTGAACGCGCCCGGCATGACGATCTCGCCGTAGCTGTCGATGTTGCCGAACACGCTGGCGTAGGCGGTGAATACGCCGCTCTCGCCGGTGTCTTCGTCCGGTGGTTCGGCTTTGATCTGTGCTGCAGTGCTTTTGGTTCTCACTGCGTTTCCTCCTCGGTTTCTTCGTCGGCCGGGGGCTCGGTGCCGTTGGAGACGCCGGGCTCGGTCGGGGTGATGTCACTCGGGGAGGCTTGGCCGCCGATGATGACGTTCAGGGGTGTGATTAGCTCGTCGCCGCCGGGGACCGGTGGGCGGTTGTCGAGAGCGCGGGCTTCGTTGCGGGTGATGTACGGGCCACCGACCGAGGACTGGATGCCAGCGGCACGTTCCTCGAAGGAGCCGGACAACTTCTCCTGCAGGTTGAACTCGACGTACACGTTGTCGTCGGCGAGGTCGGGGACGAGTTGCAGTTCGATCTCTTCCTTGATCATCTGCAGCCACGGCCCGAGCGTGTCCTGATACAGCATCTTGTGCTGCTCTTGGATATTCGAGAACGTCGCCGAGCCCATGATGCCGAGCATCGATGGCGGGATGAAGTACGCGGTTGCGACTTCCTCGCGGGTGAGCTTGCGGGCCTCGATGTACTGCAACTGTTCGGCGGTCTGTGACGCGCTGACGAACTTCATGCCGTCCTCGAGGATCGGCGTGCCACCGGACTGCGGGCCGCTGCCCGTGTACTGAGCTCGCCACCCTTCCCTGAAACGCTCACGTGCAGTGTCGGACCAGTCGGCGACACCGGCCGTGCGCGCCGGCCGTTCGAGGTAGCCGCTCACACGGGCGCCGTTCTTGAGGACCTGCTCACGCATCCGTCCCGCCTCGTACTCCTCCGACAAGGTCTGACGGAGCGCTTCGAGTGGGGACTCACCAGCGATGCCGGTGTTGGAGTAGCCGCGGAAGAACACGATCTGATCGGGCTTGACGTCGATCTTCCCGGCCGAACCCTTCACCTCGAAGTACTCCGGCGTCAGCAACTCTCACCCTTGGGAGTGACGAAGTCCGGCGGAATCCGGACGAGTCCTTCGACGCCGTCCTTGGTGGTGATCTTCTGCCAGAACGCCATGTCGTAGATCGCGAGATCGTGAATCAGTGCGTCCATCAGTCGGTACCGCGTGGTGTACGGACTGGGCTTCGACAGCAGCCGCGCGAGCGGATGATCGGTGATTCGTTGCCGGTCCGCATCACCCTTGCGCGCAAAGACATGCAGGCCGAGGTGGGCGATGTTGCGGGCCAGGAATGACACCGATGTTCGGACCGCGGGCTGTGTCCGCCACAACTGGTAGTACGCGAGCGAGAGTGAATCGGTGAGCTGAATGCGTCCAGGCGGTGGGAGTTCCAGCCGCGAGATGCTTTTTAGTTTCCCGTCAGAGGTCACGAACGCCATGCCGGCACCTCCTACAGGGCTTGGATGAAGTCGATGTTCGCCTTGTCGATGGCGATCTCACCGTCAGCGGACATAGCCTCGCGGCCGTCCTCGTGGATGAATGCGGACTTGACTGTGACGAGCGGACCCCGCGTGGAGACGATGACGCCGCTGATCGATGTTCCCGAGAGCAGGTTGACGACCACTCTCGGTTTGGCGTGCAAATGCTTGTAGTGCATGGGTCTCCTAGACGGTGAACAGGCCGGTTGTCTCGTAGGCGGATTCGACGATCTCCTCGACCTTCTGACCGAGCAGCCAGTACGCCGAGGCTTCGGCGATGACCGGGCTGGCATCGCCGGGTGAGTTCTTGCGATCGAAGAACCAGGCGTCCCCGGCCGGGCGAGCGCGGACTGTCCGGGCGGACTCGTCTGCGACCTGCTGGCCGCGGTGACGGACCTTGCGTTGTTTGATCGCGTCGAAGAACGCACCCGACGACTTCGAGAGTTCGGCACCGCCGATGGGAACGACCGTCATGCCTGCGTCGGTCAGTTCGTCGGTCAGGCTCGACACCGGTGCGCCGCGTTCCTGCAGGGCGACTTGGCCGTTGAACCATCCGTCCTCGATCGCCTTGCGTTCCTTGAGCCACGGTGTGACCCAACTCGTGCCCACGCGGGAGGCGACGATCTCGAGGTGCACGAGGCCGTCCTCACGCTCAGCCGCAATGGCGATGTGTGCGCGCTTGCGATCCCACGACACATCGGCAGCGACAGCGACCCGGGTACCGTCAGCACGCCGAGACGACTTGTCCAACAGTGCGAGCCAGTCGTCCTCGTCGATGATTCCGGATTGGATCTGCTCGACTTCCTGGCAGAGGTTCTCCGTGCGGAAACCGTTGTCCGTTTTCGTTTCCCGGTCCGCTTGCAGCGCGGTCGGCGTCAGGGTGTAGCCGAGCGCCGGATTGGCCTGCGCTCGCGCATCCCAGTCGTCGAGGTCGCACCCATCGGGAGCGGAGTACTCGAACAACCCGAGAGTGACCTCGTCGGTGCGATGTGTCTCGATCGCCGCCTTGGCGCGGCCACGAAGATCACGCAGCACCACCGAGTGGACGTCACCGGCGTTGGACGCGCACACCGTCTGTGCGCGAGGCGGAATCAGAGTCGTAGACGACAGGGCATTCCACGCATCCCAGGACTTGTGCTCGCGCAACTCGTCGAGGAACAACAGGTCGCAGTCTTGCCGCGCTTCGCATCACGTTCGAGGGTGGCAACGACGTACTTGCCGCCAGGCTTCCTCGGTGTGCGCTTGTTCGGGCGAAGCTCATCGCCTTGCCGCCGTTGACCCGCTTCGGCTTGAACATCCGCTTCTTCAGCGCCGGGATGGCTTCGGCTGATCGACGATCTCCTCCCAGACATCCTCGGCGTCACCGAGGGACTGAGCGGCACCGATCACCATCTCTGCGCCGTCGACGAACAGCCGCCACAACAGGAGCGCCTTGATCAGCGTCGTCTTCCCGTTCTGACGAGAGACCAGCAGCAGCACCCGCTTGAAACGGAAACCGCCCGACTCGTTGAGTTCGAGAGCGTGGATCAGGAACCACTTCTGCCAGGGCATCAACGTCATCCGCAGCACCGACTCGGCGAAGCGGATGCACTCGAACCCCGCACTCGTCTCCGGCGTCAACTCACGCAGCGGTGGGGTGAACAGTCGAGGTTCGGTGCGGCCCTTGAGGTCAGACCGACTTGAGAGCAGGGCGGTCATCGAGGATCGCATCCAGTTCGTCGCCCTCGGGCGCAGATTGCAGGTTCAGTTTTGCTGCGCCTTCGGGTGTCAGTCCCAATCCGGTGAGCACTTTGTGCAGTGTCGGCACCGGGCCGAAGGTTGCCTTCGCCGCGGCGTCCGGCCCCTCGGCAACTGCGTCGTCGATGACCCGTGCCAACATCCGCGCCTGCTCGATCGAGGCCCGATATTGCTCGGTGTCCTTCAGGTGATCGGCTGCTCTGACTGCTGCGTTGACCTCCGAAAGTTGCGTCTTTCTCGCCATGATGCAACCTCCGATACTGGGTTACTCGCGCGCGCGAGCCCCCTCAGCCCGTAGGAGGGAGAGAGCCACTCGCCGGTGGAAGTGGTCCGTGCTGGGCTGGGCCAGCGATGTGGAGGCCCTTACCCTTGCGGCCCCTGATGTGCTCACCAGGCTTCACTAGGCGGCCCGAGGGTGGGCGTGACCTCTGCGTTGCCTCGGGAGCTGTTGCAACTCTTGTGGGATGGGCGGAAGTTCGCTGGGTCGTCGACGAGTTCGGGGTGCGTGGAGAACGGGTAGAAGTGGTCGTTCTCGAATGCGTCGGGATGGTCTTTAGGCAGGCTGTAGTCGATGGGCTGCGAGCACAGGTGACAGGCGGCGCGTCGGTTTTCGCATTGCTGCCTGAACTCAGCCTGAGTGCTTTGTGTCTGCGGGTACTACGCTCGTTGGCCATCAGGCGATCGCGTCGATCTGATCACTGAGCGACTCGGCATACTCGGTGAGTCGAGCAACTGCATCCCAGTTCTGCATGCGCTCGGCTCGTGCGATAAGAACCTCGCAGTCATACAGCCGGTCATAGAGCGTGGGCATCATGACCTCCACATGTGAATGAGTCGGACTACCACCCAACGGATCAGCGCGAGGCTTGGCATCGCTGCTCTCGCTGCATCATTCGACGCGACCACCAGGCGTCGTCGAGGATCTCGTCGATCTGCACCTGAATGTTCGGTATACCGAGGAAGGGGCTGATGTAGTCGAGAGCTTCTTGGATGACTCGCGGGAGCGCAACGCCTTCGAAGACTGCGAGCAGGTCACCTTCGTATGGGAACTCCATCAGATCACCCACTGTTCGATGAGTGCCCACACGATTCGGATCACTTCAATCAGGTCGAGGATCATGGCGCGACTAGGCGCGAAGTACGCGGTCGACGAGGGAGGCCGTAGGGCGGAGTACGAGCCGGAGACGTTTGTCCGAACCGTAGGCGCCGATCGTGCTGCACTGTCCGCCTCGGAGAGGTATCGGGCCTTCGTCGTCCGGGTTGGCGAGGGTGCGGCCGATGTCTTGCACTGTGACGCCAAGCAGCCCTGCATCGCGCAGTGCGGCAGGCGTGAGTGCGTAGCCGCCAACTTGAGGTCGAGTGGGTGCAGTCATGTGAGCCTCCGATTGATTGTTGATCTGAATGGCGGAGAGCAGAGGAGTTGAACCCCTGGCCTTTCGACCCGTGCCGCGTTCGAAGCGGTCCCGCCACCACTGGCGGTTTACTCTCCAGGGCCCCGCCTGCAGGCCGGGGCTATTCAGTTATTCGGCTACCGATCTCCCCGGATCACCGTGTGCCCCACGACAGCGGGGACGTTTGATCCATCCAGGCAGCGGCGCACTACGGCGGGAGGCCGTCTTGGTGCGGGCTTGGATTCCGTGCTCCCGGCGGACGAGTCAGTACCGGGCGGTGACTTAAACCTGGATGGATGCCTGTGTGCGTTGTGTTCGCCGTGCCGAGTCGTAACGACTGCAAGGCGTTTTGTCGGCGACGATCCAGGCGCACCCCTGGACGTGGTGGGAAGTCTCGCAACGACGGTGGGACTCGAACCCACGACACACGGTTTTGGAGACCGCCGCTCTGCCGCTGAGCTACGCCGATACGCGAATGTGCGGGCGGTCGATTTCGACACTGCCCGCACAACGCGCTTAGCGTATCAGATGATTGTCATCTCTTATCAGTCTTGGTTGATTGATTGGTTTCACCTCTAGATCGTTTGGTCTTCTTCTTGGGTTTCGGCTTCCATGTGATGACGGTTTCGTGGGCGTCGAGGACGTCGCCGAGTCGGTAGATGAGGACTCGTCCGGATTGTTTGACGGGTTCGATGTGGCCGCCGTGGTGGAGGGTGTTGACGCGGACTCGGGTGAGTCCTTCGATACCGATCTCTTTGGCGAGGATTGCGCAGCCGTTGGCATTGAGTAGTCGGTTTCGGGCTTGAGCGACGTCGACGACGTGCACGATGGCCGAGGCTGGGGTTCGCCCTGAGGCTCGTTGTGCTGCTTTCACTTTGGCTGAGATGGATGCGTATGCGGTTTCGGATCCGGGCGTGACGGCGAGGATCAGGATGTTCCGCGCCAGCACCGCGCCAATGGCAGGACATCATGGCCGGGTTGTGTGAGGCCACGGATCTCGCACAGCCAGACAACCCATCTCCGTAGTTCTTGTCGAAGTGATTCGGCCATCTCGCCGGCGTCAGGATTGAACGGCAACGGTTGAGGTTGTTCGCCGGTGCTGACTTTCGGCTGGAAGGTTTGGGCCCGGATTCCGACTGTCATGCAGCGGGCGAGGTTTTCGACGGTCTCAGGTACCTCACCCAATACCTTGACGAGACCTTGCCGTTCGTTCGTCGGCAGGTAGAAGTGCTCGGTCACTTAACCCTCCTTGTCGGCCCGTAGGCGGTCCTTCGTGTTTTCGCCGGATCTCGAACCCATATCGGCGGGGCCTGCTTGGGTTTCGACGCTTCGGGTGTGGCCTGTGATCGGATCTCACTCACAACGACTCCTCAGAAGGCTTGGTCTCAAAGGCGGCAATCCAGGAATCGATGTCGAAGCATGCCCAGCAGGTGTAGATGCCTCCGCCTGTATCCATGACCCCGCCACACGTGCGGCACTTGTTCTCGCTCATTGCTGTTCCCCTTCCAAAGCTGCGCGGATGGCTGTCGGTCAATGGTTTCGAGATTGTCGTACGCGTCGTCGCCGTACAGTTCGTGGTCCACGCGATAGATCGCTACGGCGTTGTATGCAGCCTCCACCCTGGCGATGGTGGCTTCAGCTTTCTCGGCGCGTGCACGTTCACGTTCAACCTCTTGCTGGGCGATGCCGATCATTTCCCACACTGGTTCAGGTGGCCGCTCCGGTTCGTCCCAGCATTCGATCTCGGACTGCACCATGTGGCCGATCATGTGCTCAAGGTCGGCATAGGTTGTGGGTCGTTCGTAGGTGAAGCCGGTCGGGGTGGTTTTCGGCCATTCGTGCCGCCCGTTGGTGTGCTGCTCCACCACATGTTTGGCGTGTTCGGTGGCGGTCTCGGTTGTGGGTTCGCTGCCGTAGGTGCCTTTGGTTCGCCAGTCGCATCCTGTGCAGCCCCACCAGTTCCAGTACGACTGCTTGAGTCGGTGCGCTGCGATGAGGTCGGTGAGGTCAGCATGATGTCCCTCATGTCCTTTTGGTCGGGTGCATTTGCGGTAGCTGTGACCGTCCGCCCAATCGCCGCAAGGGATTCCAGGCTTTGCGACAAGCTTCGGGGTGATGGCATAGCTTCCGGCGAGCACCTCAGCCACATGCACGGGATGATCTTTCGCGGGCCCGAACCATCCATCGGGGTTTAGTTCGTGCTTGCCGTCAACGATCGCCCATTTGCAGTGGCAGAACAGGTTTCCGTCTGGGCTAATGCCGTCTGCGGCGTGCGCTGCGATGAGGTCGGTCAACCCCGGATCAGGCGCGGTCACGACGACATGTCCTTCCTCGTTTCTGTGAGCAGGCGGTTTGGCGGAGAACACTTCCCGCACCGCAGGTCGCCATCGACGAGGTACACCTCGTCACCTTTATGCACGGTGTGACTGCAAACATGACATTCGTAGTTCGACGTCGCTCTCATTTGCTTGTGCCTTCGGTGACGTTCATTGTTCTGGTCAAAACTTCAGCGTGTTCCCATGTTCGAAGTGGATGATTTTCAGTCCATTTGTTCACTACGCGCCAGCAGAACTCTTCGTCGCCCGCACCGATGAAATTCAGATGGGGCACTTGACCGTTGAGATCCGGTGCGGGGTGTTCGCCCGCCGGATCGCCGGAGAAGTAAATCACCGCATAGTGGGTGTTCATGGTGTCTCCAGTGCTTGTCGGGTGGGGCATGGCATGGGGTGCGCGCAGGTGCGGCAATGGGTTTGGAGGGATGGCGGTGGCCACGGCGTGTGCAGTGCTTGGACTCGCTCGACAGCCGCAACCAGGGCGGGTACCGCAGTCCGGGCGTGAGCAATGAACTTCGCATCGGCTTGCGTGTTATCGAGCGCGCCACCGATGTCACCAGCGAAGCGCTCAAGTAGCCCGTCGACCTCGGTACCGATGGACCAGTAGTTGCCGAGCCATCCAGAAGTGCTGTTCGGCGGCGTCGTCACCCATGGCCCTGGTGTTGCTGCGGCCTCCAGCGCTTTCGTGTGCTCAACATCCACCCCAGTCACGAGGTCAACCCCAACGCAGCCGTGACGCGTCCACCAATCCAACGTGCAGCGTCCACGGACACCGCGTTGCCGATCTGCTTCTTCACGTCCTTCGCGTTGCCTACGAACTCGTAGGAGTCCGGAAACCCCTGGCCGCGAGCGCATTCGCGATTGTTGAGCATTCGGAACCTTGGCCCTTCGTCGGTGAGTGTGGCGATGCCGTGATGGTTGCCGCCGGCGGTGATCGTCGCGAGCGGGTGTGTGTCTGCTCGGCGGGCTTTCGCGTTGCGGCGGTACGTCACCAGGTGCGGCACGTCGTGGGTTGTGATCTGTTCGATCTGGTCGGAGACGTACAGCTTGCGGGTGACTAGCTTTCCGGGGTTCGGGTCGAGGATGCTCAGCGCGTGGGTGCGTTGCGGCTCGCGGATGGTCAGGTCCACGTTGCCGTCGCGGGTGAACACTGCGAAGTACCGGACTCTGCGTTGCGCGGCCCCGACTTCCGCGGCGTCGAGCAAGATCACCTGCTGCCGGTAGCCGAGCGCCCGCATCCCGTCGAGCCACCAGTTATAGAGACTCCATGCCTGGAACTCGGCACGTTCTCCACGATCACCGCGTCGTATTGGTGAACCTCGGTGGCTGCGATCACTGCGAACGCTGTTGCCCGGTCCACGGATCCGGCGTCAGCGCGCCGCATCTCGACTGCGCCGGCGGCTGTTTCCGGCAGCCGGACCGTGCGTGCCACACGCAGGACGGTGACGCCCAGAGAATGTTGGTGGACGGAAGGTGCGCCAGTCGACCTCGGACAGGTTCGCCATGATGTGCTCGGTGTCGGGGTGGTTCTTCTGGTGCGTGGCGATCGCTGTATCCCAATGGTTCGCCGCGACCTGAACGTGAACGCCGGCCTGTGTCATGCCTTCCGAGCTGCCGCCACCACCGGAGAACAGGTCGGTCATCGTGAGAGTCATGAGGTCACTTCCTCCACTGAACCCGCTTCCCAGGCACTGGGGTCGAGGTCGATCTCGTGGGAGCATTCGTGGCACAGACCGGCGTAGGCCATGTTCTCCGCCACCAACTTTGCCGTCCGTGGATCAGGAGCCTCCACGTCGAGCGTGTGGTTCGCCGCTTGGGTGAGATTGACTCTGTAAAGGCTCATGCTCACCCCTCCTCGGCCGCAACGAACGGGGCGTAACCCTCTGGGCCATGCAACCCGCCGTGTTCCCATCCGGCGGTGCAGCGATGCCACACGTCGCCCTCGCAATCCTTGATGCGCGTGACACTTCCGGGAATCGCGTCCACGGTCTCCCACGGTCCGGTTTCGGTGGGGGCAGGGACAACCGGCGAGGAGGCGGGTTTCTTGTCGGGCCACGCCCATGTGTGGACGCCCGCGTGACCTGACTTCGGGAACGAGCAAGTGTCGCCTTGGGGACTTCGCACTTCGCATGGCCCCTCCGCTTTCGTCTCCTCCTCGGCGGGTTCGGCAGGGGCTAAACGTCCAGGTGGGATTCGATGCGTCGCGTAGCAGCCCTCGGCGTGCAGTGGGGCCTCGCACCGCAGATTTCCTGTACACGGTTCCTCGGCGGGTTCGGTTGCCGGGAACAGGGCGCGGAGACGGGCTGCGGGCGCACTGTACGGATTTGCTGTAGCAACCAGCGCCTCCACGTCTTCCACCTGTTCGGCGGTGAGTCGCATCTCGTCGGCGGCCAGGAGTCGGCCAGCGGAGTGGAGTTCAGCCAGAAGGTCGATTTGAGCTTGGAGTCTGGCCGCGAGGTTCGCGATCATCTCGTCCGGTATGTCGATCTGTACGCCGATGGCCTTGGCGAGACTGGAGAAGGTTTCGCGGATGATGTCTTCGGCTTGGCTGCTCATTTCGTGCTCCATTCGATTTCGAGCCAGAGTGCGGGCGGTTGGCCTTTGACGGCTGCGTGGATGACGGGTTCGGGCGTCGAGACGATGCGGCTCGAGTCGTCGGCGACCATGCCGTAGCCGACGTGGACTTTGGTGCCGCGCTTGGTTTCTACGACTCGGTGGGGTGTGAGTCCGTCGACGAGGCTTTGACGGTTGCCATGAGGTTTCCGGTGTCGCGTGCCCGGTTGTCTCGTGGTTGGTAGTGCAGGGTCGCGGTGAGGTGTGCGACGTCTTTCGGGAGCTGTGCTGCGACTGCGAGTTTCACGATGTCGGAGCGGAGTTGCTTGATCACTCGCGCTTTCGCGAATCGGGCACCTTTGGTGATTCCGCCGTCGTTCATGGACAGCGGCGGTTTTGTGTACGGGAGGTGAAGTGTGGCTGTGTTCGTCATATTCAGCTTCATTGCTGGGGCCGTGCGCAACGGTGGCGCACGAACGGGGTGTGGTTAGGGGGATTGCTTGCCTACGGGTTGTTTTGCGTTCTGGGCGAGGACTGCGCGGACTTGAGCCATGCCACGTTTGGCGGTGTCGACGATGTTCGGATCGTGATTGCAGACGGTGGTCCCGAAGTAGCCGCGGTCGTCGCACATCCCGCACTCGTCGATGGATTCCTGAATGAGTTCCGCTCGCTGTCGCGTGGCTTCGGACTTGATGCGCTGCCAGTCAGCGGCCTCTTGCGCTGCAGTGGCTTCAAGGGTTCGTCTAGCGTCGGCGCAGCCGCGGCACGGAGGCGGGTTCGGGTCGGCGAGATGCCGTTCGCAGCGCGGCCCCAACTCCGAGGATTCGATCGAGGGGGCGTCGATTTCTCGCGTGCTACTTACGTGAGATACCTCTACAACTTCAGTTATCTCTTTATGTAACTGTCTATGTGGTTCTGCGACATTTTGCGACAGTCGCGCGACATTTTGGCTCTGTCGACGCTTCTCCGCAATCCGATCCCGATCCGCCTTCCGCTTCCTGACCAGGCGTTCCAGCGCCTCGTTCCACTTGAACCAGGCCGGTACGTCGTACCCCAAACCATCCTCAGTTTCGACGATGATTCGTTCACGAATCAGCTCATCAGTTCGCCGAGAAACGGACGACAAACCGAGCTTTTTCAGCGCACTTTTTGCGATATATCCGGACGTTTCGTTGTCGGCGATGTACCCGCAGATCCGAGTGAGAAGGGTCTGCGCCTTCTCGGAAACACCTTCGTCATCGAGGTCGATGTAGTACTTCGACGACAGTGCGAACCACTCCATTTAGCTCGATCCTCCGTTCGCTGACGCCTTCTTCGCGCTCTGTGCTCCGAAGTCCTGCCCGCCCGCGATAGCCCACTTCTCGCCGGTCTGGATCGCCCACGCAAGGCACTGCTCACGGACTGGGCAGTCGAAGCAGATCGCGCGCGCAGGAAGGCCCGCCTCGCGCCGCACCTTCTTGTTGCGGACCTGGATCGGGAACCACAGCTCAGGATCGTGATCGCGACACTTGGCACGTGCGCGCCAATCGATGTCGTCACTCATGTGAATAGCTCCTGTGCATAAGCCGGGCCGCCACCATCGATGGCGGCCCGGATCAGTTGCGAGTAGGGACTAGGCGGGCTGCTCGGATTCCAGGAATGTGATCAGCGCGACCGCTTCATCAGCAGCGAGGTCAGCAGCACTCTCGAAGTCGCGCCCGTACTGCTTCTTGAGCCACGCGAGCTTCTTTTCCTTCGTGTCGCACCCGTCCTTGTCGAGCAAGCGAGCAAGTGCCAACTGCTGCTCATTGCTTGCCATCTCGACGGCATCCGTGACGTCGGCGGGCGCAGGCTCCTCGGCGGGAGTCGGGCTCGGTTCAACCTCAGGCGTAAGACCGAGAGCTTCCTCGAGCCCAGATCCGGCGCGCTTAGTGGTGGGCACGCGCTCCGATGTGACGGACGTCGATTCTCCGTCGATAATCTGGACGGCGTCCTCGAGCACCATGCCTGAAAAGTCGTTCGGGTACGCCTTACGCCACGCTGCTGCCTCCGCGCACTTGGCGAGTTGGTTGGCCGGCATCTTTGCCACATCGAGTTCGGGTGCTGCTGGCCATCTTTGGAGTACGTCTGCACGTACTCGCCGTACATCGCTACGGATGCGTACTTGACGCCGTTCTTGACAACGATGTACTTCGCGGCGAGCGGCGGCCGGTTCGTGTCGAGCCAGACGTCATCCCATCCGCCGTCGGCACCGCGCCAGAACGGACCCTCGACCGCGATGTCGTCACCAGCGAGACGCGCCAGGCGGTGCCCGGTCACTCGATAGCCGTCGATCCCCGTCTGGATCGTGTACTTCATGACCCATTCTTCGTCTTGGCGCTTCGCGCGCTCGTTCCATACCTTGATCTTCGTGCGGCGACCGAGCATGTAGATCTGCTTCGCAAACGGATCAAGGCCGGTGCGCTTCGCCTGGTGGAAGAACAGGTCAAGGTCACCCTTCGGTGCGTCCTCGATACCCAGTTGGCGTAGTGCTGCAACCTGCGCGTCGGTGAACGACGATTGCGTGGGGTCGATGACGAGATCTGTTGCGTTGCCGCGTACTGCGAGTTCATTGGTCATGCGGAGAGCCTTTCGATTTCGGCCGGATCGGCTTGGTGTTTGAGCGGAGTGCGATTGCGCCGCGCGCGGCCGGAGTGCGAGTGGCGATCGTGATGTCGCCAACGACGGCATACTGGGCGTTGCCCATGAGGTTGAGCACTTGGCTCTTGTTTCCTCGGAGTCGTGCCGTCACGGTCTTGTCGGCACCGACGTCGCAGAGGTAGTCGTAAGCCAGCGACGGAGGGAGCTCGACTGTTGTGCCGTCGATCTCGGGGTGTAGTCGACGGATGGTCTCGTAGGTGCTGATCGAGTTGTCGAGTTCGGGTGGTTCACCGGCGGCCAGGCTGGCGTTCCACTTCCGTACGATTCCGAGGATCGCGGCTGCGGTGGCTGGCCGGTACTCGATCGAGTAGATCTTTGGCTTGCCGTACTGCGGCCACAAAACGATGTTGGCGGGGTCGTGCCATCCGGTAATGAGCTGCTGCCAGATCACCTGCGCGTCATAGTCGGCAGGCACTTCACCCGATCCGTCGTCGCCCCACTCGGCGAGGTCACGAGCTGTCTTGATCTCGACAATGCGGCGCCACGCTCCACGTGATGCTCTGCCGTCGATCGTGGCAGCGTTGCCGAACTCGAGTGCGTCGTCGGTGTACTGCACTTCACCGCGCGAGACGACCCAGCCGGATTCTTGAATCGCCAGTACTCGGCAGCCGCCAGCTCGGCAGCGTGCCATAGTCGAAGTCGTCCTGCTGGGCTTTGCTGATCGGTTCCGTTTCGACGTTGCCGGCCATCTCATGCCAGAGCGAGAACTGCGACTTGAACCGGGAAATGCCGAGGATAGACGGAATCTTCGACGCGGTGATCAGCTGAAGCCACTCGGGCGAGCCTGGTGCGGCTTTGACGGTCACTTCGCGTGAGGTCATGATTCGCTCCTCAATTCTTGGGATCGGGCGTGTGCGTCCAGGTCTCGGCGGTCGAGAGTCTCGCCATAGCAACCGGCGGGACGGCAGTTGGCGGACCGGGTCTTGGATGGGCATGTAGACCTCGGGCAGATCCACGTGTGGAGCGAGGAATTCATTGGTGGTCCTGATCTTTTGCGATGTCGTAGTGGTGATCGGCGAGGTCGAACAGTCCCGGTTCGTCGCGGTCGTACCAGCCTCGCGGGTGACGGGATCTTGCAGTGGGTCAAAGGGCTCATGCCTCGACTGCCCTCGACGCCAGAGCGAGTAGGCGCTCGAACGTGATGCGCCGGAACTCGTCACGAGCGTGCAGAGCAGGCCCGTCGTAGCTGTGCCAGTTCGAAAGTCGTTCGAGTTCGCGAGTCAGTTCCTCATCGCGCTTAGCGATTTCGCGGATCGCTTCGGCGATCGAGCCAACAGTGGACTTGGTGTCGTTCATCGGACACCACCGAAAGGCGTGTATGCGCCGAGGAACACGAGGCCGTTGAGGATGACGAACGTGCAGACGATCGCGATCAGGTACTTCCACCACTGCAACTTCGGCGCGGGCTCGAGTTGCACAGCGCGGTGGCTGCCGACACGCTTCGGCTCGGCGCGCTGCGCTGCGCTGTGGGTGTCCCAGAAGTCGGCGATCTTCGAGTCAGTTGCGTTGTCTGGCGGGGTGTTTTGGGTATGTGTCATCGCAAAATGTCCTTCGCAGGAGGAATGGGAGTGTGGGAAGTTTGGGCCGTAGCGTCGGGTTGCCGGCCATCGGGACCGGCACGGTCCTACAGTGGTGACGCCACCGGAGTCATTGGGCTACATCGGAAGGATGTGCAGCTCGTCGCCGTAAGCGGAATCTGTTCCACCGCCGACGTACTCGAAGCGGAAGAATCCGCCGTACTCACGATCAGATTTCTGGCCTGGCTTCACGCGGTCGAGAGTCTCGATCGGGAGGCCATTGAAGGTGAGGGTCATTTCAGCTCCGCCTTGGCTGTGACTTCGGCACGCATCTTGCGGGTGCACGCTGTGCAGTCCTGCCCGCTCGTGAACATGATGCTGAACGGATCCTTGGGAATCGTGAACGTGAGCTGTGAAACGTGCTCGGGGAAGATACGCCACTTGCCGCACAACGCTTTACCGTCCCGGTAATAGTGAAACTTGCGCTGTCCGCTCATGAGCGGGGACGCCCAACCCTCGGGCCATGTGAACTCGTCCACTCCTGCGCCACTCATGCCTTCACCAACTCTCCGGCCCAGCGCGGGATCATCCGCGCGACTGCATTCGCGCCCTCGGGCGTGAACTTGAGCGTGTGCATAACCTCGCCCTTGAAGCGCGGAGCTTGATGCTCTTCGATCCTGCGGAAGTACAGCTTCTTGTGCGAGTACTCGGTGTAGCGGTTGACGTCTTCCTTGCGCCCCTTCGAGTTCGACCAGCGCGTGGCGGTCTCCTTGAAGATCCAGCCGCGTTCGATCAAGAGCTCCCGCAACTTCGACGCCTGCATGTCGAGGGTTGATGCGACGGTGGAGAAACTGAGGACATCGGAGTCTGTGACGAACAGGTCGACGTACTCCGCCTTAGGTTCGAGCTCGGCCACGCGCTCAGTCAGTGCAGCCACGCGAGTGGCTGAAATCGAGAGCGCCTGGTGAATCAGCTCGTCGTCGGTCAGTGCCGGCGCCGTGGAGTAGGTGCCGGTCTTACGGATCGAGGGCAGGACAGTGCCTGTAATCCAACGACGGAAGTTGATCGCGTCAGGCTTGTCCGAGCGGATGACGACTTCGTACATGCCAGGCTCGCTGACAATGGTGGCCGTCTGCGTTCGGCCCAGACTGTCCGCGATGGGGTATGTCTGACATGCCCCATCGTCCAAGCGATTTCGGACCTGCGCAATGTTCGCACTCAACCCCAACACCTTGCACAAGTCGGCGAGGACGAACCATGGTTCGCGATCGATGACGACCGTGCGTACCGGGTGAGTGCTGTAATGGAATGGAATCAGCTCGTGCGGAGCTTGACTGTGTGTCGTAGTATCAGACATAAGGTTCCTTTTCGGGGGATTGGATTGAAGGTCGTCATCTGTGCCAGCAGATGGCGGCTTTTTTCATTTGCCGGCCAACCAACGGTCGACGTCGGATTCTTTGAAGCGCCAAGAGCACTTCTGTCCTCGCTGCGCACCTTTGAGCTTCTTCTCTCGCGCGGCCCGCAGGACTGTCAGTTCGTGGCAGCGCGAGTACTCGGCAGCCTCTTTCGTGGTCATCCAACTCATGCGGCTCGGGACCTTCTGCTCTTGACTTCGAAGATTTCATCGAAACTCATGCCGGATTGATACAGCAATGCTGCAAGGAACTGTCCGGACGGCTGAGTATGTCCAGCCTTGACATCCGCGATCGTGGACCGATTGACCTTCAGTGCAGTTGCGAGCCCAAGGTCGCTGTTGACACTCAGTGCGAGTTTCACCTTCTTGAAGTTTCGATCATTAAGGCACAGAACAGGTTCGGGCATTTGTTTCTCCTGTCTCACATCGGTGTAAGTCATCTCGGTGTGTCTGCAAACAATGACACACATGTCGGGTCAACACAACAGTCATGTTGGCTTTTCCCCACATTAATGCGAATGTAAGGCAAATCACTTGCTTAGTAAAACTCGAGGTCACGACATGTTTTTCATGGGGTTGACGATGTCGGGTTTTTCCGACATACTTGTCACATGGAAACGCGGAGAGAGTGGTTCAGGATCATCACAGGAGAAGCAACTCAAGCCGAGATCGCACAGGCCTCGGGGTTAACCGCACCACCGTCAGCGCATGGATGGCAGACGGGCTCACCGCTGACTGGGCAGTGAAGATCGCGCGCCACTACGGCGCCGACGTCATCGAATCCCTGCTCACCCTCAAGCTCGTCAGCCAGGAAGAAGTGGACCGCTACGTGGGCAAGGCTCACGCCGCGCAGGCGCCGATCGTGGACGTATTGCGTGAGGTCATTGAGCGACTGGAGAAAATCTAATGGGCTGGGCCGAGCGCATTCCGTCCGGAAAGTACCGCGCCGTTTACCGGGACGCGGCGGGACGGAAGCGCTCGGCCGGCACCTTCTTTCGTGAGAGTGACGCTCTCAGGGAGGCAGGCAAGGCCGAGGTCGACGAGCGGAACATGCCGACCGTCGCCGAGACGAAGAAGATGACGTGGGGGAATTCGAAGAACAGTGGCACGCTGGACGCGTGGTCGAGCCGGGGACCCGAAAGACAGATGAACCGAAGCTGAACAAGCACCTGCGCCCGAAGTGGTCAAACGTTGAGCTGCGCGAGATCTCGTCCGACGACGTACAGCAGTGGGTGGCCGACCTGTCGAAGCTTGGCCTATCTCCGTCGACCGTGCAGAAGTGCTACCACCTACTCAGTGGGTCCATGCGTGCGGCCGTCAAGGCTCGAATCATCGCCGTCTCACCGTGCCAACAGATCGCACTCCCCCGCAGCGGGCCGACTCCTGAGCGCTATCTCACCGACGAGGAATTCAGGGCAATCCGAGCACCGATGTTCGATCTCGACAAGCTACTCACGGACACCATGATCGGAACAGGGGTGCGACTCGGCGAAGCACTCGGGCTACATTGGGAGTCGATCGATTTCGAGCGCAAGACGGTCACGGTCGAGTGGGCGTGGGATCGCGAGGTTCGTCGCATCAAGGCCCCGAAGGACTCGCAATCTCGGACGATCCCGATCGGCGTCAAGCTGGCAAAGTCACTCAAGGATCGACTCGATGAGGACGGCTTCGGCAATCCCGCGCCGGTCGAGTATGCGGGCCGCCGGAAGGTGCGCACTGCTCGTGTTCCACCACATCGAAGGTAAGCCGATGGATGGTGACAATTTCCGGCACCGCTTCGAGGCCTGCGTGAACATCGCGTACGTCGGCAAGGGGAAGGCTCGGAGGAAGGTCGGTCATGTCCGCCTTCACGACCTACGGCACACGTACGCGAGTCGGCTCGTGCGTGCAGGAGTGCCCATCCAGGAGGTGTCGAAGCTGCTCGGTCACGCGACGATCACGACGACGATGCGTTACGCCCATCTCGCCGAGACGCAGTGGGATGGCATTCGAAAGCTGCTCGGATAGCTATGGGGCAGGGCTGCGGGCGGCATGGGGCAGAACATGGGGCAGGAGCTTGTTCGATGGCTATCGTCCATGTTCCGTCATGTTCCTCGCATTGCAGCTTGGCCTGCGGAAATGACTTGGGTTTTGTTTCCAGATGTTCTGTGATACACGGAAACTGAGAAGACTCTTCTAATCTCTTGGTCGCAGGTTCGAATCCTGCCGGGGGCACCACAAGATTTGATTCACGGATAGTCACACTGCGTGGACGAGCGGCCACTGGGCAGAGCAGTCCGATACGGACCGAAACCTAGCCCACAAATTACGTGCCGTCCGCAGTAATCTGCCACGCATGAAGAAGGCACTTCCGAAGACCCTGAAGTCAATCGCCCGGACCGTTGGAATCCTGGCACTCGCGATCGTCCTTGTATCCGTCGTCGAGCGGTTCACCGGCGCACACCAACCGACGACCGGTCCCGCGTCGTTGACCGGACCCGACCAATCGTTGTAGCCCTTCCCTGCGACTGCGACAAGGTCGTCTCACGAAGTTCTACGACAACGAGCCGGTAGCCAAGAATCCACCAATGCCAGCCGAGTCGCATGCAACACGCTCAGCAGAGCCGCCGCACAGTGTCACAGAATCTCTGGGCTCCGGATCCCAGGGCGTATAACAGCAGCCGGAGTAGTCGGACCTTGCTGGCGGCCGTGGGCGTAGCACCAATGACACAAGCTGCGTCAGAATGGTTGAGCGAGAACTCGATTCGAAGTTCTAATTTCGCGAAGTTTCCAGGGAGCCGTGAGAGGCGCCGGCTCTGGGACCTCGCAGCTACTCGGTGCGGTTGCTCGGATGTGGCGACTGCGCACCGATCGAGCCGGTCGCATCCACCGTCGGCAACTACGCAACCACCGTCACCATTTGACTCCGGGCATCGAAAGCGCTTGAAAAGTAAGCCAGTTCATCGTGCCGAGGCGCGCGAGAACGACCTGAACTTGCGAGGTCTCGAGATCTTCGAAGAAGCCTCCGACGTGGCATTTTCCGAGATCCACACACATCCCAGGCAGTGCCTCATCCGTGCGCACAAGAGCGTCGCCAAAAGTCGCTGCGGCGCGTGATCAGCTGGACTGACGTAACCGTACCGAAGGCTTTCTACGAAAAGCTGGGCGATTCTTCGTCTCGAAATGCCATGTCGGCCAACGAAGCATTATCGACGGTTAACTCAGGCCGAAATCCAATCTGCTAAGAAAAACGAATCTAATGTGACCCCTATCTCTGGATCCTTTCAGAACAGGGGGTTCGATGACGCGCGACTGAATTCACCCCCTAATTCACCCTCCTCCTATACACAGAAAAATGATTTGCATTTATGTCGAGCGTGTGAGCACAGATAATTCGCTCCACGCCTTGTCGTTCCGACAGCAAATAAGGGGCAGTGAACTGCATAAAGGCTCATTCGGTACAGCAGCGCCGACTCGGCTCGGCCGCTCACCGATTGTCGACAAGGGCCAAGGCAGGCATGCAACTGATGGTCGAGATCCAATTGTGATGAACCAGCCAGTTAACTTGAAATAAATCAACGGAAGATAGATATAGCCAGGTAAGCGCAGTTTTTCTTGCATGGACGCACGTCCATGGCGTGTCCAGCTATGCGATTTGCTCGTGTTAGATTCCTGATTGCGCATCGCCCGGTTTGCGCCTTCTGCGTTGTTTGCGCGGAATTTGCATCTTCTCGCGAACGGCCCCGCGCACATTTCCTTACGTTGTGCCAAAGAAAGGAATTTCATGAAAACCGTCACGGCAGCGAAGCACGCAGCACGAAGACTCCCCCTCGGAGCCATCGCACTGTTGCTATTGCTATCCGATGGTGCTCATGCCCGAACTGCAATGAATCGCGCAGGAAAGATCCTCGGCCGCAGCCTTTAGTACCTCGTAGGTCGTCGCGTTAGGTAATACCGGCGGTCGATCTTTCTTGGAATTTCCTGGCCTACCCAGAGCCGGCCGTCGGTCTGCGCTGGCGTCAACCAGGTCCGATTACCAACTGTTCGGCTCCGCAATAGGACGCCTGAGAATCACCAACGCTCGCATCCAGGCTCCAGAGCTGCTCAAAGGTCCCGTTTCGCTATTCGACGGCCCCGGAAACGGGGCCCAAATCATGTGTTCTGAACGAAAGGTGTTCGTCATGCGTAACCGTGTCTTCCCACGCCGTGCCGGGGAGGGGGTGGTGTCTCGGTGGGCAGCTTTGGGGATGATCGTTGCGGTCCTGGCGCTGGTCATATCGTCGTTCTCATTCGTCCAAGTTGCTCGGCAGATGACATCGGGACCTCGACCACCACAGGTCCGACCACCACAGTTCCGAACACAACGAAGCCGCCCGCGACTACGGCGGAGGCGCCACTGAAAACGACGGCGCCGCCTACTTCCACGTCGGAGTCACCCACTTCTGCGAAACCGCCGATCACAACCACGGCGCCCCCGTCTACGACTTCTGTGGCGGCGCAGCGACTGGCCGCACGCGGAGTCAATCCCGGCATCGATGTGAAAATCACCGACGTCCAGGTCGAGGGAAAGAACGACCAGCAGATCACGGTCGGGGACTCCGTCACGGTGAAGGGCACCTGGGACGCGTCAAGCGCGAGCCCGCAACCGGGCGACCAGTTCACCATCGGATTCCCTGACGAGTTGAAGCTCCAGTCCAACCCGACGATCGCGCTCGAGGGCGACGACGGGACGGTTTGGGGCACATGCGATCTGGTTGCTTCCACCAATCTGATGACGTGTGTTCTCTCCGATGCCGTGGCGGATCGCCCGGACGAGGTGAAGGGCGATTTCTTCGTCTACACCAAGGCGGTCGCGTACACCACCGAAGAGAAAGTTGATTTCACGATCAACGGCAGTTTCGACGTGACGCACGAGCTACCCGGCGGTGGCGGCATCAGCGACGGCAGCGTGATCAGCGAGGCCAAGAAGTCCGGCCAACTCCAGGGCAACAAGCAGTCTGTGCGTTGGACGATCGACATTCCCGGCGCCGATCTGGCCGCACTGGACGCGGGCGGCACCGGTTCGGTGACCCTGAGCGACGCGCTCTCAGAGAACATGAAGCTGTGTACGGGCAGCCTGATCGACGCGAAGCTGTTGTCCGGTCGCCCGAACGATCTCAAGCCGGTCGCAGGCGGCGTCACCGTCACCCAGAGTGCCGCTGGAGATCCAGTCAGCATCGCGCTCGACAACGGCGGCCCCTTCGAAAGAAACAAGCTCTACCGCATCGAGTACACCTCGTGCACAACCAGCGGCGAAGTGGACAACACGGGCACCGTCTACGACAACTCCGTGACCATCGGCGGGAACACCGTAGGCGCGGCAGGCGTCGGCCAGGATTGGTCGCCACAGACCGGGCCGTCGAAGTCCGGCGGTTGGGCCGGGGGCACCCGGTACAGCGAGATCGACTGGAGCATAACGCTTCCGGGCACTTTCATCGCGAGCCTCCCCGACCAGAAAGTCATCATCAAGGAGACTCTCGGCGCCAATCACGAGGTCTGCGAGGGCGGCCTCGTCCCGACGGTCTGGCGCGCGAACCGTCTACCCGGCTGAACGGTGAAACAACCAACCACGTCAACGTCACCTCCGAGTTCGACATCGACGCTTCCGGTGCCACGGCGAGTGCCCAATCCTTCAGCATGACCATCACGCCGAAGGAAAAGATCAAGCAAGACTCGACGCAGTACTACTACGTGAAGTTCCGGTCCTGTGTGATCGAGAAGGAGGTGCCGGACTCCTCTGATGTGTTCACCAATACGGCGGTCGTCAACGGCATCTCCAAAGACGCTTCGGTGACGGGGCCCAAGTTCGAGGGCGGCAAGACCGGCACGCTCAACACCGAACCGAAGGACGTCGCGGGCGAGAAGCAGCCTGCCGGCACGACCATCGACTGGAAGGTGCAGGTCTCCGGGCACACCCTCGAGGGCCTCGACGCACCGGCGGTCATCACCGACACGTTCTCCGACAGCTTGGCGGTGTGTGATGTCAGCGGCGATCTGAAGAAGGACCTCAATTTCAAGGTCACCGCGCGCGACTTCCTTGCAAAAGAGGGCGGGGCGGACATCACCGCGGGCACCACGGTCACACGCAGCGGCGACAACGGGATTGCCATCACCCTCTCGAAGAACGCGGGCGACTACAACCGTGAGACACGCTATTACGTCGAATACACCCTCTGCACCAGCAGCGGTGGGCTGGATCAGCGCGGCACGGTTTACGGGAACTCGGTCTTCTACAACGGCAAGACTCAGTCGACGCAGAGTGTCAAGCAGGAATGGGGCGGCGGCGGTACCGGCCAAGGTGTGTCGCGGGGCTCGTTCTCGCTTCTGAAGGAGATCGCTCCCTTCTCCGAGAAATTCCCCCAAGACACCGAGTTCACCGTGAAAGTCGAGGAGTTCGCCCCCGGGCAAGATCCAGCGACCGACGCCCCGGTGAGCTCCTACGAGATCAAGGTGAAGGCTGACGGGACACCGGTCAGTGGGATCAACCCCCGCGGAACCGGCTGGCAGATCCGTCTGTCCGAGATCAACCTCCCCACCGTTGACGGCGTGTACTTCGAGCGAGGAACGTTCCGCCCGTCAGAGGGCGTGACGCTCAACGGGGACCGCACCGAGGCGCTGGTGACCATCACGCCGAAGAGCAATGTCGGTGTCACACTGCTCAACAAAGCGAGCCTGGGATCGGCGAGGATCACCAAGTCCGTCATCGGTGACGGAGCGCGCACGGGGCTCGAGGCTTTCGTCGTCAACGCAGAGATCGCCTTCGGTGACGACGCCGCCGGCAACGAGCTGCGTCAATTCACCCTGAAGGACGGTCAGCACTACGACCTGAGCAAATTGCCCATCGGAGCGAAAGTCACCTTCACCGAGGTCCAACCGACGAACACCGACCTCGTGACGTGGTCGCTGCCGGTGATCAGCCCGAAAACGATCACCATCGGCACCGACGCGTCGGCGAACACGGTCTCCGTCACCAACGAGGCCAAGGTCACGCAAGGCACCTTCGAAGTGAGCAAAAAGCTCACGGGCCCGAAGGCGTCCGACACGGCCGTACCGGCCAGCTTCGACGTGATTGCCACCTGGCTCGATACGGACGACAACCCGCAGAGCAAGACGCTGTCTCTTCCGTCCGACGGCACCCCGGTTCCGTTCGGCGAGAACCTGCCGGGCGGCACCGAAGTCACACTGACAGAGCTGGTTCCGGCAAACGGTGACGGTCTCGCTTATGGCGTGCCCGCATACTCCGGGAATGTCAGGATCAGTCCGGACAACGCAGCCGTGGTGACCATCGGCAAGGATCTGCGCAAGATCGAGGTGTCGAACTTCGTCGACGTCAACGACGGCACTCTGCGCATCGCAAAGCAGGTCGGCGGTGAGGCCGCCGAGGCCGTCGGCGACGACGTGGAGTTCACGGTCGAAGCGCGTTGGCGCGACGGTGTGGAGTACCGCACCCAGGTGCTGAGCGTCAAGCAGGGACAGACCACACCGCTCGGCGTCGACCTCCCTGTCGGCACCGAGGTGACCTTCACCGAGACCGGCCGTCCCGATGTCGACGGAGTCGAGTGGGGCACGATCTCCTGGGGCACCAGCCCGGAAGGCGAATCGTGGCTGCATTCGAACCTCGACGGCACCGCGACGGGCATAGTCTCCGACGACCCGACCGACGGTCGACTGATCACGCTGTCGAACGAGGCGCTGTGGAAATTCGGATCGGTCGAATTCACGAAGTTCATCCTCGACGCTGACGGCAACCCCGTCCGCGCACCCGAGGCCGACCTGCCTGACAGCGCGACGTTCGAGGTCCGTATCGACGGGATCGATCCGGCACTCCCCGCTGGAACTGATTTCCCGGCAGTGGGCCAGACCATCACCCTCGATGCCGCAAACGACTGGAGCTGGACGTCCGACGAGGTTGTGCCGCGGAACACCGTGATCACCTTCTCCGAGGTCGACCCCAAGCCACTGGCCGGTATCGACTGGGCGCGGCCGTACTACTACGTCTCCGCGGATGCCGGTGACGCCGATTACCGCGACACCGTCAAGGCGGTGGCGGGTGAGAAGGCTGTGGTGGAGATCCACAACCGCCCGATCCCGACCACCGAGGTGGATATCGACAAGATCGTGACCGGCCCCAAGGGCAGCCAGGTAGCCAAGGACGGATCCACGATCTTCCAGGTCACGGCTACGTGGACGGACATCGACAATGAGGCGCGGTCTTGTGTTCTCGATGTCAAGCCGGGCGCTTCGGTCACTCCGACCGCCCAGTGCGACGCAGCCGTCATCGACGGCCGGGTCCAGTTCCCGCTGAACACCGACATCACTTTCACAGAAACCGGTGCTCACACCGACGTCACCAACGTCAAGTGGGGTGAAGTGATCTGGGGCGTCAAGGAAGGCAAGGCGGATGTCTCGAAGATCGACGGCGAACCGACCGCAACTTCCGTCGAGCTCACCGGCGAAGCAAACAAGTCGGTGGTCCTGGGACTCGAGAACAAAACCAGCAGCAATGGGCTGATCATCATCCCGATCCCGATCCCGCTGCCGCCGTGGGAAATCCCGACATGGCCGGGCTCTGAAGTACCCGGAGGACCAGGCACTGACGTGTCGACTCCCGGCAACAACACTCCCGGCAACAACGGTGGTGGACACAACGGTGCTCCGGGCACACCTGCTCCGGGAAATCCTGCTCAGGCCAAACCGGACCAGTCATCGTCCCTGCCGGTAACCGGCGCGAACGTCATCTGGCTCGCCGGTCTGGCGCTGGCACTGATCGGCGGTGGAGCATGGCTCACCCTGCGTAACCGCAAGCGTGCACCCGGCCAGGAGTAACTCCCAACCAGGAATACCGAAACAGAGCGGGTGCGACATACACCTGGTCGCACCCGCCCTGTTTCACCGTCACGACGTATTTATCTCGCGGCCGCCCCCGTGGCCCACCCCTCGAAGGAGAAACACCATGTCATTCCTCCCGTTCCCGATCGTCATCGAAGGCATCGAGACCACTGGTTCTGCCGCGATCGACGGCCTCGGTCGCCTGTCCGTACTCCTTTACGATCTCCTCGGCGGTACCGGAAGCGCCACGATCAACGCGGGCAGCTAG